ATATTTTATATTTTATATTTTATATTTTATATTTTATATTTTATATTTTATATTTTATATTTTATATTTTATATTTTATATTTTATATTTTATATTTAAAAAAAATATAATATATAAAATATAAATTTTTTAAACCATAATTGGTAACTCATCAATATTAAATATTGCTTCTGGGTTGTTAATTTTCTTTTTGGCTATTACATAATTCTCAAATAGTGGTTTTTTCAATACATTTTGTGGAGTATGTTTATGAACATTGCGCGCTATCATTTTATATAATTTAAAATCAGGATATCTCTCAGAACCATCATTTTTATACAATATATTTTTATTTTTATCATCAAAAACCCATTCGATCATTAATTTTTTTATAGGGGATTTTAATTTTTTGATGTCCTCTAAATCATCAATAAAATAGTCAAATAAACTACATCCTAGGCGACATAAATCAAAACTATAATTTGGGTCTATGCGTGGTTTATCTTCATTTAAATAAGGTTCGCAGTTGTATTGTGTAGCAGCATCTCCGTCTTGTGAATAACTATCACTACATATAAATTGATTTTTGAATCTATAAATAGCTCTTCCGAAATCGATTATTTTATATATTTTACCAAATGTAGGAACTTTATAATGACTATTGTTAAATTTATAATATAAATATTTCTTTTCTGTGGATACATATACGATGTTATTTGTATGTAAATCATTATGAGTAAAGTGGAAAACTTTTTGATATGTAATTAATGTAAATAATATTTGTAAAACAATAGATTCCCATTCATCATCTTTAATTTTTTTACTTGAAATATAAGCATCTAATGTATCTTGACAGCATTCTAATACAATCATTTCGACTGGAAATTTATCTATTGCGCAAAATATTTCTTCATCATCTTCATACTTGCTTTCTTCACTAGTTGATTCGTCAGACACTGTTTCATTTGAGTCTAATGATTCAGTATTTGACGATCTAGAAGAACAAGAACCTGAATTATTTGTTTCGTTTTTGCTCGTATTATGATTACTTGATTTTGTAGATGATTTATCTAATATGTTTACATTTTCATATGTCAATTCTAATTCTTCATGTATTAAAGATTTGTTTTCTACACTATCTTGTCTAGCAATATTTGGATCTTCAATATTTGGATCTTCAATATTTAGATCTTCAATATTTAGATCTTCAATATTTAGATCTTCAATATTTAGATCTTCAATATTTGGATCACTTACATTAGTATTTATTAATAATGCTTTTTTGTATTTATTAGTTTTGCCAAAAATACTTTTTATTTTATCACTTGCTTCAAGTTTAAATAGAATATTTCTATTTTTATGAAAATGGTCAGATTCATTTAAAAATTCTAAATCTTCAGAAATATTAACTTTAAAATTATTTTTTATTCCTAAAAAAGCACCATAATAGTTTAATCCATTATAAAAACTGTAGTTATTTAATAGGCAACTTGATAAAAAAGAAAAGAATCCATCAATATATGCTGAGTTGTTTGGATCTAATATTTTTTTATATTTTGTATGATATTCGCTATTGCTATATACATCCTGGTTGCTATAAAATTTAGGTAATTCTGAAATATTATACCCATCCTCATATTTGCCTAACATATATTTTACTGGATCTATTAAGGGACTAAACTTTATAAAGATGTCTTTGCTAGATTTATTATTACATATATCACATATTTCGGCAGTAAATTTGTTGTAATTAATTTTCTCTACTATATTTTCTAATTTATAACTATTGTTTAGATTAATAGCATTGTAATTGTTGCTATTTAAATCAAAATATTTATTATATAACGGAAAATAATTTTGAACATTTGTTATATCTAAAAATTTATTGTTGCTAATTGTTTCAAAAAGTTGCTTGTTGTTGTTTTTTCTATAGTTTAATTCCATTTAATAAATTAAAAATACTTATTTTTCTTATTTATAACACAAATAATATTTTTAAATAATAACTAAATAACTCTAAATAACTCTAAATAACTAAATAACTAAATAACTCTAAATAACTAAATAACTAAATAACTCTAAATAACAACATTTATTTTGTATAATTTTGTATAATTTAGTTTAAATCTTAGATTATATAATATTATTATTAAACAATAATGACATTAGAATTAAAAAAATTTGATATTAAAACAATTAGTTTTAGACCAGATGAAAATAAAGGTCCAGTCATAGTTTTAATAGGTCGTCGTGATACCGGTAAATCCTATTTAGTTAGAGATCTTCTTTATTACCATCAAGATATACCAATAGGAACTGTTATTAGTGGAACTGAAGCAGGTAATGGTTTTTATGCTGAACATGTTCCTAAACTATTTATTCATGATGAATATAATACTGCTATTATAGAAAATATTTTGAAAAGGCAAAAAACAGTATTGAAGCAAGTTAAGAAAGAAATAGAAGTTTATAAGAAATCAAATATAGATCCGCGTGCGTTTGTTATTTTAGACGATTGCTTATATGATGGTAGTTGGACTAAAGATAAAATGATGCGTCTCCTTTTTATGAATGGGCGTCATTGGAAAATAATGTTAGTAATAACTATGCAATATCCTTTAGGCATTCCTCCAAATCTTCGCACAAATATTGATTATGTTTTCATTTTAAGAGAACCATATATAGCAAATAGACGACGAATTTATGAAAATTATGCTGGTATGTTTCCAACTTTTGAAAGTTTTTGTCAAGTAATGGATCAATGTACAGAAAATTTTGAATGTTTAGTAATAAATAATAATGCTAAATCAAATAAATTACAAGACCAAATTTTTTGGTATAAAGCAGACCATCATAAAACATTCAAATTGGGTTCAAAAGAATTTTGGGAAATTAGCAAAAATTTAGACTCTGATAATGAAGAAGAAATGTATGACCCAAATATAAGAGATAAGAAAAAAGGACCTAAAATAAATGTGCGCAAAACAAAATGGTAAGAAATTTATTTATAATATTTATTGAAAAATATTATAAATTTAAAAAATATATAAATAACTAATCTTTAATATTTAATTTTTTAATCTTTAATATTTAATTTTTTAATCTTTAATTTTTTAATTTTTTAATCTTTAATATTTAATTTTTTAATCTTTAATTTTTTAATCTTTAATTTTTTAATCTTTAATTTTTTAATCTTTAATTTTTTAATCTTTAATTTTTTAATCTTTAATTTTTTAATCTTTAATTTCTTTTATAGCACAATCAGTCAATAGTTCTAAATTGCTCATTTCTCCTTGTGTTGTTTCTGATGTTGCTATTTTTTTAGCACGTTCTTTTTGTCTTTCTAATAGTTCTCCTAGTCCATGATCGTCATCTTTCTTTCTTCCCACAATAACGTCTTCGGCATCAAATAATTCTTTACGCAAATCAGCAGTAGATACATCATCCTCTTCTTTGTTGCCAAAAAGTAAATTTTTGCCAGGAACATCCATTCTGTCCGCATTTATTAAATTACCTTCTTCATCAATAGTTTGCATTAATTTATTACCTTCTTTTTGAGCTTTAGCAATATTTTCTTGAATTGCTTTCTTTTTACTTTCTTTTACACGTTCTTTAAATTGTTCTTTAGAAATTTCATCATTTTTCTTTTTATGACTCATAAGTTCATTTAAATCTTTTTCTAAATATTCTACACGTCCGGTTTTATATGCTTCTGGATGAAAAGGCATCCACATACCAACCGCACCAACATAAACATCGTGATTTGGGTCTTGTTCTCTTAACATCTTACACCTCATTTCTGCTTCTTCTTGTGAACCAAATACACCTCGCACTTTAATGCCTCTTGTATTTGTTTGAAATTCATGTAATTCATTATACTCTTTTTGTAATAGTTCTTCTTTAGCATCAATAAATGTTTTATATTCATCATCTAAAGTAGTTAAAAATAAATTCTCTTTTTCCTCTTCTACAAACTCCTCCATATCTTTGCTTAACTTATTAAAATCTAAATTATATTTATATGCTAAAAAATTCAAAAAATGTGTATATTTTTCAAAAGTTTTTTTAAACTCAAAGTTCTTTAAGAATTTTTCAAAATAAAATAATTCTTTATTTTTAATATGGTCTTCAGGAGAAATAAAACTTAGACATACGTATTTTTGACCGCCTATAGGTTTGTCTTCATCTAATAAATCCACATATTTTGCTTTTTCTAAATTATTAACAGATTTATCTTTTTCTTTATCTTTATCTTTATCTTTAGATTTAGAAGATTTTTTATTAAACATTTTATAAATTAGTATTTTAATATAATTTTAAGTATTAAATTTAAACATTATATTAAACAAATTATAAATAAAATTTAATTTAATTATTTAGGCAATTTTATATAATTCAATTCAATTTAATTCAATTTAATTCAATTTAATTCAATTTAATTAAAATAATTTGTGTATAAATATAATTTTTTCTTTAGTATTATTATAAAACAAAATGAATTTCAGTATGGGTGAATTAGTAAAAAGAGCTGTGAAATATTTGATTGAAGGTTTAATGGTTGCAATAGTTGCTTTTGTCATTCCACAAAAACCATTAAAAGTAGAAGAAATTGCTATTATTGCCTTAATGGCTGCTGCCACATTCTCTATTTTAGATACTTTCATTCCTACTATGGGTGTAAGTGCTAGATCGGGCGCTGGTTTCGGCATTGGTGCTAATTTGGTTGGTTTCCCAAGAATGTAAATATACTTTAATAATGATTAATAATTAGTTAAAAAAAATATATAAATTTTTTACACTTTATATATTTTTTCATATATTTTCATATATTTTATAAGTATTTGGTTATGATTAAATATTTTGTAAAAGAAAAAAAATTATTACTTGTAACTAGAAGTAGTAAATTATTTTTTTCATTATTTTATGTAAATATATTTACTAATAATAGGAATACTATGAATACTATGAATACTATGAATACTATGAATACTATGAATAGAACTAAACCTTTAATAGGTATTTTACCTACTCCTTATATAAAAGACCCAGTTACTAAGAGACAAATTGTATCTAATAAAATATTTTTAACAGCAGACATACTAAGTTTTTTAAAACAAAATTCATTTGATTATATTATAATTCCATACACTATTTCAAAATTAGATTTAAATAAAATATTGCCTAATTTAGATGGTTTATTATTTACATCACATCATCGTGGTAATTATTATAATAACAAATTTCTAAGGCGACATTTTTTAATACAAAAATATATAGTTAAAAAAGTAAAATTACTTGCTTCTAATAAAATAATAATACCAATATTATCAATATGTCATAGTCATCAAAGTATGATTTTAATTGAAAATAAACATTCTATATCAAATAAAAATATAAAAAATACTTTTATCAATGTAAACTCGCATGGTATTAAAACAATACCAAAATTTAGAAATAATAATATGGGAAACTTATTTAAATCTAATTTTAATAAAACAAAAAAATTATATCATAGTCATAAACTAGCGTTAGATGCAAAATATAAAATAAAAAATTATGAAGTTATAGCTACTAGTTTAGATAAAAACAAAAAAGAATTTGTAGATATAGTCAAGCATAAAAAATATCCATTTTTTGGATTTCAAGGACATCCGGAAGTAGAGAATACAAAATTATTTGCTCCTTATATTTCTTATGTTAATAATATTTTTAATAAAAAAAAATCAAACCAAAAAATAATAAATAAAGAAATATATAATAAACTTAATTTATTAAAATTAAGATCTACAAAAACTCCTTGTAAGAAATATAAATTGGCATCAACAAAACACAAAAAGTGTAGAATATTTTATGATGTATAAATATAACTTGTCCCTACAAATACAAACATAGTTTAATAATTTTTGCGTTTCTTTGTGCGTTTAGCACGTTTTTTTATATTTTTTTTTGATTTATTTTTAATGTCATAATCTTCTTTAGGTATATATCTAAAAAAATTCATATTATATAATTTTGAATTACGTGATACTTCATTTGTTTTAATTTTGGTATATAATTTGGCTTTTTCTTCTCTCATATCTTCCAATGTTTTTTGCTTTCCATAACATAATACACTAAATCTTCGCAACAAACCTTTTTGTTGAAGACGATTTTTTAACTGAACTTTAAATAAATACTCAGCAATACATAATAATCTGTTTTCATCGTAATAAGGTCTATTTGCGTATATAAATATTAAGTAAAAACTTAATATAGTATCTATTGATGCCACTTTCACTTTTTGTCCATTAATATTTATTATATTGTAACTATGGCAAGCAATTGGTTTATAAATAAATGCTATAACATCATTGTTGACTATAACCTCATAATGAACATCAATATATTCACCAATTGGTTGTTTTTTAAAAAATTTTACATTTTTATAACCTTCATAGAGTAGTTGTTCTTTCAAAATAGTAGCACTTTCTTGTGGATTTTCGCTTAATACATCAAAATCTGGAATATTGGAAATTTGTTTTCTTTCTTTATATGGCATATATTTACTATATAAAGTTGATGCGTAACCTCCAAAAAAAACTAAACCCTGATTGATAAATGAAGTTCTGGTAATTTCATATATGGCTGCTTGATCCTCTTCTTTCCCTTCATATTGTCTTTGAAAATCTTGTTTATCACATAATATACCTTTTAGTGGATAATTTTTATTTAATAAACTAATACGTTTTAGGACTTTTTCCCATCTAGATACATCTCCCATTGGGCGTGATAATTCAAGATACATTGCCATACGTAGAAAATTAGGCGGACAATAATTAATTCCATTAATTTTTATTGCTTTTTTAGAGACATTTTGAAATAATTTATTGTCTAATAAAGTAATATCGGCAATTGGAACAAAATTTACAAATACTTTATATGTTCCACTATGAACTCCTGATTTGGCTTCCACTTCTTCATAACCTGCTTTATAATATATATTTGCTAAATCTCTCGCATATTCCATGGCATAAGGTGAAAAAAAATCATAATCTGGTATTTCAATATTTTTATTATAAAATCTATATTGTTCTGGAAGTATATTATTTACCGCAGTTCCACCATAACATAATATTTTATGTGTTCGTAAAAAAGTTTCTAAAATCTCAATAATATTTTTAATAGTATCTGATTGGGTTAATTTTTTTCCAATAATATATGTAGCATTATCTATTGCGTTTCTTAATATTTTCAATTCTTTTTCTTCATATGATTCTTTCATATAATTATATTATATATATAAAATATAATTAATATGTTATATAAATTTTTAATGATTTATTAAAAATTTTATTCTTCATAATACTTATTAATGTATAATGCTTATTATAATGTATGCCTATCACTAGCGCATCAATTTACCAGCCCTGCTCGTCACGGCCCTCTAAATCTTGTGGAGGAGGTTTAGGTTGAGGTGGAGGAGGTTTAGGTTGAGGCGGAGGAGGTTGAGGTGGAGGAGGTTGAGGTTGAGGTGGAGGAGGTTGAGGTGGAGGAGGTTGAGATGGAGGAGGCGGAGGAGGTGGTGGATTACCTAAAACTATTCCCGGAGGATTATTAAAATTTAAGGGCGCCATATTTATTAAGGTTGAAGGTTTCATTTTCCAAGAAAAACCTCCACTGATATCAAAGTTATTATTATAACCAATCAAATTATTATCGTTATTCTGATTCTTCATACAAATTGCTTGACATCCATTTGTAAAAGAAGTAAGACTATCAAAATTTATTTTCGAATTCTCTAAATTTGGTAATACTATTGTAAATTTTTTTTTCGTCTCTTCTAAAAATTGCGAATTTCTGTCTTTAGTATCTATTTCTCTAAGTCTAAAAGTATTACAATAGTCACCTGTAGCTTTTAAGTTAATATAATTTTTAAGTTTTATTAATTTAGAATTAGTAGAATTTTGATCAAGAATTCCTGGAGCATTATTAAAATCACAAATAATTATGATTTTTTTGTATAGCGCTTGCATTCTTGTATTCAATACATCTCCATCTTTCGATGTTAATAATGAATAGTTATCATTACTTCTTACAACCAAATATTCTTCTAATAAATCACTCATTTTTTCTAACATAGTTACATTTGTGCTCATTACTCTAAAATTTAATATTAATGGGTCATTATGACAAATAGTTTTTGTTGCGTCAAAAGCATTTTCTGTTATTGTATTTAATACTTCGCTTAATAGTAAAGCATTATATGTTTCTTTAATAAAATTATTATTTGCTGTTGATGAAGCAACTATAGGATCATTATTATATGAATAAATTTCAAAATCCAAAAATCTAAAACCATTACCAATACATTTCTCTAAAGCACATAAAGCAACAAAATTATTTTTATATTCGTCTCCACAACAACTATTATATGAGCTTTTAACAAAATAGTTAATTAATGTACTATTTGAATTATCAAATATAGACTGGGCCTCAGGTTTAATACTATTTATAGTATTAAAATAAGACTTATTTGTTAAGTTTGAATAAGCAATATCTAATTTTTTGCATGATTCTTCTTTTAATCCTATTTTATGAAAAATCCAACCAAGTAAAGCTATTAATAATATTGTTATAATTCCTAGCGTTGTCATTAGAATTCCTGTATCTTTTAGTTTGCCTTTAATCATGTCTAATATTTTTTCTGAACTTGTTCTTGGAGCTATTGATTTGGTTGTCTGACTTCCTTGGTCTGTCATAATAATTATAATTACTATATATTATAATTACTATATATTATAATTACTATAAAAAATTTAAAATATATTATGACATAAATAAAAATTATAATGTTATATTAATTAATAATGGCAGGTGGACTATTAAATTTAATTGCGCTAGGTAATCAAAATATTATTTTGACTGGCAATCCAACTAAAAGTTTTTTTAAGTCAACCTATTCTAAATATACTAATTTTGGATTACAAAAATTCAGAATTGATCAAGTAGGACAAACAGAATTAGATATTACAAAAATTTCCAAGTTTAGTTTCAAAATTTTGCGCTACGGAGATTTGCTAATGGATATGTATTTAGTAATAAAATTACCTAAAATATGGAGTCCTGTTTTAAAATATGCTAATGAATATAGACCATATGAGTTTAAATGGATTAAAAATATTGGTTGTCAAATAATCAAAGAAGTGAATATAACTATTGATGGCACAACAATACAAAAATTTAGTGGTCATTATTTACAAAACATAGTAGAGCGTGATTTCGATGCCAATAAAAAGGCGATTTTTGATAAAATGACAGGAAATATTAGCGAATTAAATGACCCAGCAAATTATAATAATAGAAACAATAACTATCCAAGTGCGTTTAATATTGATGGCATTAATACTGATATTAGTGGCATTGAACCATCAATACGTGATTATAATTTGTATATTCCAATAAATAGTTGGTTCTCTATGTCATCGCTAATGGCATTACCATTAATATGTTTACAATATAGTGAAGTATTTATTGATTTTACATTAAGACCTATTATGGAATTATATACAATAAAAGATGTGCTTTATGATAATTCCCAAAATCCTATACCCTATAACAATTTTCCACAAATTCAAGCAAGTCAAAACGAGATCGCTTATCAATTTAAAAGATTTATACATCCTCCACCATTTAGAGACTTAAGTTTTAATATTGATAATTACGCAGATTTAAGAACAACAATAAATAGTAATATTCATTTAATATGCACACAATGTTTTTTAGAAGAAACAGAACGAAAACTTTTTGCCAAAAATAGTCAGACTTATTTAATACGTGAAATAAATGAATATAATTTTGAAAAAGTTATAAAATCAAATAAAGTTAAAATAGAGTCAAAGGGTTTAATAAGTGGTTGGATGTGGTATTTTCAAAGAAGTGATGTTGCTTCTAGAAATGAATGGTCTAATTATACCAATTGGTTATACGAAGATAAAATTCCAAATGATTTAGAAAAACTTAGTATTGCTAGTCAGTATAAATATTATAGTCCACATTTTACTTATAATGGTGATATTTCAAGAAATATTTATATAACAGGCTATAGTCCAGATGTATATTCACAAACAAATCAATATGAAATAATGAAAAATTTTGCTATAATTTGTGATGGTAAATATAGAGAACAAGAATTTGATAGTAATATTTATAGTAAACTAGAAAAATATAATAAATCTAATGGCGCATGTTCAAAAACAGGATTATATTGTTATAATTTTTCATTAACTACAGATCCGTTCAAACAACAACCAAATGGGGCATTTAATACCAACTTATTTAAAACAATTGAATTTGAATATAATAACTATAGTAATCCTCCTATTGATTCAATAAAGTCCAATTCTACAATTATTTGCGATGAAACAGGTGCTATTATAGGAGTATCAAAAGACCCTACTAATATTTATAAATATACTTATAATTTACATGTACTAGAAGAAAAGTATAATATTTTATTGTTCCAAAATGGATTTGCCGGATTAGTGTATTCTAAATAAATTACATATTATAACAATTTAGTTTTTCTTACTCTATGCGTTCCAAAATTGTATTTTAGTTTTGCCTTTTTGGCTAATTTTAGTGCTTTAGATGATTTGCTACATCCATCTTCTAATATTTTATAATCTACTGCTGATGCTTTTCCTCCACTAATAGAACTAGCTAAACGCGCTAGTCCCCAACTATGACTGGTTTGGTTCGGTCTTGAACCAGATGAATAATAAGCACCTTGTCCTTTACTTACAATTTTGCGTAATGAACTTATAGAACACCCTGTTTTTTTGGAGAGATTAGAATTAACTACTAATTTATCAACATTATATATTTTTTTTACATTTAATATATGCTGTGAAGGTTTGGATTTATATGAAGAAATCTTTTTTCGTGTAATATAACTATTTTTTTTATACGCTTTGCGTGATTTTTTTAATTCATTTGAAATTATTTTTTTATCTTTTTTAGTTATATGTATAGGTAAATATTTAATGGGTACATTCATAATATTTTATTATACTATAATAAAATATTATTTTTATTACACACTAGATTATTTTATTTTAATATATATAATTTAAAATAAAATAAAATAATGCGCGAAAAAATTATAAAGTTTGAGAGAAGTAAAATAACAGGCAAAAAATACACAGCCTATGTTAAGAATAAAGCAACACAAAAAATACGCAAAATACATTTTGGCGCGTCAGATTATGAACAATTTAAAGATAGAACACCTTTAAAATTATATGCTTATAAAAATCATAATGATCGCAAACGTATGCAAAATTATTTTAATAGGCATTCCGGGACAAAAAAAAGAGGAACAGCAATAGCATTAGAAAAAAGAAAATCGAAAGGTTATTATAACGCTAAAATATTAAGTCATGTTTATTTATGGTAAAATTTTTTCACTTATGCGTTGGTAACTAATTTTTCCCCTTCTTCAATAATATTATAGTTAAAAGACCAATCATCAATTTCTTTTGGTGTTTTTGCTCCATTTTTTATTGCCTCATTATAACTCCAATACATAGGATTTGCTTTGAGTTTCCATTGTTGCGTTTTTAAATCAATTAGTCCAGATGCATCAAAATCAAACAATTTATATTTTCCATATACAGATTTTCCCATATTATCGAATTTCCAATCTATATACATAATTCCTAGTGCTTGTAAAAAGTCTTTTACTTTACTCATTGTTTCTATTATTTCATTTAAGTCTTCGTGTGTCATAGAGGGGTCATATAATGGATTTGACTTGTGTGTATCTACTTGTTCCATGTCAACATATTTACTATTAATGTCATAATAATATACAATATTATGATGTGGATGTGGATGTTCCATTAATATTTTAACTATTGCACTTTCTGCTTTTTTTGAATAATCTAAGAATGGATGAGGTTTACCATAAATTTTTCTAAAAAATGGTTTGCCATCATACGTATTATCTACATACTTTACAGAATCTGTATCTGGGTCATAAATAGTAGATTTTGTGCCAGTTTTATTCATAACTTTATATATGTTTTATGTTTTATGTTTTATGTTTTATATTTTATATTTTATATTTTATATTTTATATTTTATATTTTATATTTTATGTTTTATATTTTATATTTTATGTTTTATATTTTATATTTTATATTTTATATTTATATAAAATGTTGATAGAATTTTTCACAGAATTCATTGGAACTTTTGTTTTCTTGGCAGTAATTTTAATGTCGGGCGATCCTTTAGCAATAGGTATTACTTTAGCATCAGTTATTTATTTTGGTGGCAAAGTTTCTGGTGGCAACTTCAATCCAGCAGTAAGTTATATGATGTTATTATCTAATAAAATAGATGCTTCCAAATTTGTAGTATATGTAATTGCTCAATTATTAGGGGCCAGTGCTGCGTTTCTATTTCATAGTTATAGTAAATAAATTTAGCAATATTTATATGGTGCGCACGATGAACGCATAGTAAACCCTTTAATATGAGCACATCGTTTTTTTGTAAATTTTCGCGGAAGATTAAATAGTTTTCCGTCTCTTCTTTTACATTTTTTGGCTCTTTTTGTGCTAGCACAACAATCTCTCATATTATTATTAACAAATAATAATATTAAAGAATCTTATTATTATTTATAAATTAAATTACTTTAAATTAAATTACTTTAAACTTTATTAGTTTTTTCACATAGTCCAGTTATTTTATTTTTACGAGTTCCATTAGGGCATCGTTTAGATTTTGTTTTTTGCTTCGATGTTATATTTTCATTTGAATTGTTTGTATTAACAATGTTAGTTATAGATTCGCATAGTCCAGTTATTTTATTTTTACGAGTTCCGTTGGGGCATCGCTTTGAGTTTGTTGTTTTTTTGTTTTCTGGAATAACTAGATTCGTTTTGGATTTTGTAACCAAGTCTAAATATGATGACTTAACACGAATTAATTTACCTAAATAAAATTTACTACATCCACTAGGAATTTTGAATTGGTCATTATTTTGTAATGAAACTGATATAAAATATTTTTGAATTGTGGCTGTAGTTTGTTTATTTGTAATAGTAAATTTTAAATTTCTAGGTAATAATGTTTCTTGTTCGGCTTTGTATTTACTTGTATTTATCATATTTATATATGGAACACCATTTGCTATATTTATTTCATATATGCAACATTGTGTTTTTTTTATATCTGAAAAATTTAGTGCCACTCCATAATTATTGGTAATAGAAATAAAGTTAGGAATGGTTACTGAATCACCTACATTTATCAAATTAGTAAAAGGTTCTTTCATTCCTCTATAATATGTTCTGAAAGGTCGCTCGTGTCTTGGTGCTGCTTCTAAAAATGCTCTATCAAGATCTGTTATTTTATCTATAATTGCTTCGCAAGCACTATCTTTTGTATCTCCATAAACTTTATATGTTTTTAAAAAAATAGGACTTTGAAAGTATATAAGACCAAATCGTAAATAAGAATTTATTGGACCATCCCATTTAAAAGAGTAGTCATACAATGCATTTGATAATAACTTTCCAAAATAAACCTCTTCTTTATAAGGCATATTTTTCTTAGTTATTTTTTTATCAGCAACATTTATTTTTTTGATTTTAAATAGTCCGATTTTAGACAATTCTAAAGTTTCTTTTGAAATATACATATTCTCTACATTCTTATCTTCCTCTTCACTATTTATTACAACTTTAAAAATGCGTTCCTCATGTAATGAAGGTTTGAGAGATTTTATGTCAATCAATACATTTTTATTAATATAATATCCTATATTATTATAAGTTGCTTTAGTACTATATGTTTTTTTTACCATAAGTTGTTCATTTTCTATAAAACATTTTACAAAAATGTCTTTTATTTCTGGGTTAAATAAATATTGTTTTTTTAAACAAAAAACTTTGTCTTGTGAGTTATTTTTCATAGGAGTATTTGGTGACGCAGAAAAGTTTAAACTATTTTTATCAAAAATTACTAAAATATTATCCTCTGATTCTTGTAACCATTCATTTATATTTCTTTTTTCTAAAAATATAGGGTCATAACCATACATTATAATTTTTATAGTAGTTATTATATATTATAAATACTATAAAAATTATAAATACTATAAAAATTATAAATACTATAAAAATTATAAATACTATAAAAATTATAAATACAAACCATATATTAAAATTTGGGAATTTCATAATACGCTGCCGGACCACAATCTTTAAATGCTGAATTTCCTGTTATACTATCTTGACATTGATATTTGTTATTATAAGTATTATCATATGTAAAAAATGTAGGTTGTTTTGTTTTAATACTATATATATCTTCTATTGAATCTTTAGTAAATGTGTTTGTTTTAAGACCTGTCAAATTTTGTATTTGTTTATCATAAAAACTATTTATTGCGCTTAAATAACTTGTTATTACATTAACTGGAGCATTTCCTGACGCAGGTATAGTTTCTAATCTACGTAATTCCATTTCTAAATCTTTATTACTTGGGTATAAATCTGCTTGTGTTAAAGTTCCATACGGATTATAACTGGCATCTCCTAATCCACCTTGAATAATAGAGCGACCAGATGTTCCAAAATAATTATTATTACTTAAATCCATTATATCAGATGCTGACAATGTTCCACTATTATTATTTTGAACAACACCTGAGCAATCAAAAAATTGGTCTACATTTAATATATATTGTGTTCCTATTGGTTGGTAAGTATTTGTAGCATTATTTTTACCTAATAATGTATATTTTATGTCTGTTTTTGTTGTTGTTAGTCGTGTATTAGATGAATTATACAATTCTTTTAATGTAGCTTTTATACTTGCTAATTGAGTTCTCTCAGCAGTTGTTAAGTCTGAAATATTTATTTGTCTTTGTAAATTATTTTGTCTTATAATAGCCATTAAATTACTATTCATAATTTCCAATGGTTCAATTACATTTATTTCTAAAGTATCTTTATCATTACTATTTAAATTATTTCTAATATTACTAAATGCTATTACATCTAATATATCTTTGGGTAATGTATTAGGACTTTCTAATACATTTGAACTTGTATCAGATTTTTTAAATAATGTTCCTTTCATATTATAAGTAGAACTACTTGTATCCATAGTATTGCATATACTTGTTGCTTTCATATAATCATTATTTGAATATAACTTTGAAAAAAATCTAGCTTTTAGTGATTCATCAGTAGAAATACTTTCAAGATGTGCTGTTATATCGCGTTTCATATTGTCACAATTATTTTTATTATTTATATTTTCACTTAAAGTGTTATAATTTAATAAATTTGAAGTATAAAATGTTGCTCCATTGCAGCAATTGTCATTATTTTGAAGATCTTCTATTGTATCAGTAGCTTTTAAATAATTCATTGACAATAATAAATTGGTAATAATAATTGAACTAAACAAAGCAATAACAACATTATTATTTAATACATATACTCCACACGCTATTATTATTAAACTTATAAGTGCTAAACTTTGCTCATTTATAAAATAACTTAATGCTAATGTTAAAGTTATTAAATATAATACATATTTTACAATATTATTTGAAATAATATTTCTTGGTAATTTGAATTTTATATTCATATTTATACTTATATTTATATAAATATAAATATAAATATAAATTTATACATACATTATTTAACATAAAAAGAATAATATTTTTATAGTTTTTTCTTTAATTTTGCTATATTTATTGTTCTGGTTCTTCTTCTGGTTGTTCTGGTTGTTCTGGTTGTTCTGGTTGTTCTGGTTGTTCTGGTTCTTCTGGTTCTTCTTCTTGTCTAGATTGTCTTGTTACTCTTTGTTTTGGTTGTTTTGATTCCATTCCTTCCATTACGTCATAATCTTTTAAATAATTCATTGATAGTAATAAATTAGTAATAATAATTGACACAAGTAAAGCAATAACAATACTTTTATTCATTACATATACTCCACACGCAATCACTATTAAACTTAAAAGTGCTAAACTTTGTTCATTAATAATATAACTTACAGCCAATGCTGAAGTTACTAAATATAAAACATTTTTTAAAATATTATTAGAAATAATATTTCTAGGTAATTTGAAGTTCATAGTATATAAATTATGAAAATATAAATTTTATAATTAAAATATAAATTTTATAATTAAAATATAAATTTTATAATTAAAATATACGTTTTATAATATATATTGAAAAAATATAAAAATCTATACATATATTATTTAGGATGAACAAGAATTTTGTAGAGCCATTGTTACAAGAAGACCTTAATCGTTATGTAATGTTCCCAATCAAGGATCAAGACATCTGGAAAATGTATAAAAAAGCAGAAGATTTATTTTGGAGGGCCGAAGAAATTGATTTATCAAAAGATAATAAAGATTGGGACAATTTAAACGACGATGAGAGACATTTTATATCTATGATTTTGGCATTTTTCGCGGCAAGCGATGGAATAGTATTAGAAAATTTAGGTGTTCGCTTTATGGGTGAAGTTCAACTAAGTGAAGCGCGAGCATTTTACGGATTTCAAATTGCAATGGAAAATATTCATTCTATAGCATATTCTACTTTAATTGATACATATATAAAAGATAAAGCACAAAAGTCAAAATTATTTAATGCGTTAGATGAATATGAATGTATAAAAAAAAAGGGTGCGTGGGCCATTAAATGGATAAATGATAAAAAATCCAATTTTGCCACACGATTGGTTGCGTTTGCTTGTATTGAAGGAATATTTTTCTCAGGAGCATTTTGTGCAATTTATTGGTTAAAAAAACGCGGATTGATGCCTGGATTAACATTTTCTAATGAATTAATATCGCGCGATGAAGCATTACATACGGAATTTGCTGTATTATTACATAGTAAATTATTAAAACCACTTAAAAAGCAAAAAATTCACGAAATAATTAGTGAAGCAGTAACAATTGAACTTGAATTTATTACTGAAGCGCTTCCTTGTAGACTAATTGGCATGAATCAAGTATTAATGAAAGATTATATTGAGTTTGTTGCTGACCGCCTAAGTCTTCAATTAGGAGGTGATAAAATTTATGAAAGCAAAAACCCTTTTGAATGGATGGAAAATATAAGCATTGAAACAAAAACCAATTTTTTTGAAGATCGTGTAAGTGAATATTCTCTCGCAACAAAAGATTCAAAAGTAAATACTTTTGAATTTGGAGAGGATTTTTAAAAAAAAAACAATATTAATGAAAAATAAAAAATAATTAATATTAATAAAATAATTAATATTAATAAAATAATTAATATTAATAATTAGAACTTTTACATTAACTAATATATTAATTTTGAAAATGTGTGGAATAACATTTATATATTCTAAAAAAAATACAAATGCTTTGGAGCATATTTTTAATAGTCTAGAATTAATACAAAATAGAGGTTATGATTCAATGGGAATATGTTATATGAATTCAAATACAAATAAACATGATATATTAAAAAAAGCATCTACTTCTAAAAAAGATTGCTTTGATTTATTAAAAAATATATATATAAAGAAAAATACAGAAAACAACATTTTTTCTAAATTTGCTCTAGGACATACTAGATGGGCAACGCACGGAGGTAAAACAGATTATAATGCTCATCCACATTATTCACAAAATGGAGATATTATATTGGTTCATAATGGTATAATTAATAATTTTTTAGTTATTAAAGAATTTTTGCTTGTGAAGGGTTATAAATTTTATAGTGATACAGATAGTGAGGTTATTGCTAATTTAATTGAATATTATACATTAAATAGTGATAATTTTGAAGAAGCACTTAAAAAAAGTCTTGAACAACTAGAAGGAACTTGGGCGCTGGTTATAATTTATACAAAAATACCAGACACATATTATATAACAAGAAAAGGTTCTCCTTTGCTCTTAGGATATAATGCTAATTATATAATTTGTGCTTCAGAAACAAATGGATTTGTTGGATTAGTATATGATTATATTCCATTGAGCGATAATACTATTGTAAAAATTAATAATAATAGTTATAAATTTTTGGGCGAAAATAATGAATATGATTTATCAAATAATAATACTACTATTTACGATGTTAAAAAAGCAACATATGAAGATTTTCACAATTCTAAAAAAAATTATGCTCATTGGATGTTGAAAGAAATAATGGAACAACCAGAAACAATACAAAAAGCATATAATTACGGAGGACGAATAAATAATAATAGAATAAAATTGGGTGGACTTGACCGCATAATAAATAATATTAATGCTATTGACTTTATTTATTTAATTGGTTGCGGTACCAGTTTTAATGCTTCTATATTAGGAGAAATTTATTTTAATGAAATAAACTATTTTGTAAATGTTAAAATTGTTAGTGCTTGTGAATTCACTGAAAATACTTTACCAAATAATAGAAATAACTCTAATACTTTATGTATTTTCTTATCTCAATCTGGAGAGACTATTGATGTATATAATTGTTTAAAAATTTGTAAACTAAGAAAATGTTTAACTATGGGAATTATAAATAAAGTAGATTCACTAATAGCACGCGAAGTTGATTGTGGGGTATATTTAAATGCTGGTTCAGAGATTAGTGTAGCATCAACCAAATCTTTTACCAGCATGTTAATAGTTTTAAGTTTAATTAGTATGTGGTTTGTAAATAATGATTTAAATAATATAAAAAATTTGAATTGTTTAAGAGTTCTTCCAAATAACATAACTCAATTATTAAATGATAGTAAAATTGCTAATAAAATTAATATTTTGAGAGATAATATTAATAATAATATTATTAATAGTTTATTTATATTAGGAAAACATAAATTATATGCTGTTGCATGTGAAGGTGCCTTAAAAATAAAAGAAATCACTTATATTCATTGCGAGGGATTTTCAGCAGGTTCATTAAAACATGGACCATTTGCTTTATTGGATAATACTAATTTAACGCTTTTATTAATTGATTATAATGATATTACAAATTATGCCAATATAAGATCAACTTATTATGAAATACTTGGAAGAGAAACAAACTTATTTGTAATAACAAATTCGCAAAATGTTATAGATGAATTACAAATAGATGACAATAAATATATACTATTATATAAATTAGATTATTATAATGAAGTAATATTTACTATAGTATTACAAAAATTGGCATACGAAATTTCTATTGTTAAAGGATTAAATCCAGATAAACCTAGAAATTTGGCAAAAGTTGTAACTGTTGAATAATATTTTTAAATGTTTTAATCTTTAAAAAACATTTAAAAATATAATAATTATATATATGACTAAATATTTAGTAAGTAATAAATATCACACAAAGAATATAAGAAAAAACAAAACAAGAAGAAATTTAAAAAGAAACAAAACAAGAAGAAATTTAAAAAGAAACAAAACAAGAAGAAATATAAGAAAAAACAAACTAAAAAGAGTGGCTGGAAAGTTAGAAGAACTAGATAAATTAGATATTAGAAAAAAAACAATTATATTAATGGGTGAATTACATACTAGCAAAACAGATAACGCAGAATATTTAAACATTATAAAAAAACAAAAAAATATAATTGATAATGTTGTTAAAAAAATTGGTGAAAATAAAACATACTTTTATTCAGAAGCACCTATAGGTTTAATAGACAAGGTTTTAAGAACAGATAATTATTCTTCATCTAATTATTCTTCATCTGTTATAGTTCAATATGTAAATTTTAGAACCAATATTCCTATAAAATATTCGAGCATAAGTTTATGCGATAGAGAGACAGGCAGTTGTAATAATGAATATTCCGATGATATATTATCCATTTTTGCTATAAATCCAGAAATAAAATGTATTATTGTAGCAATAGGTTTATTACATGTTCCAGAACTTAAAAGGTTAATTAATGAGAAACAAAGTGACATAAATATTATAATTATAAATACAGTGTCACAAGAACAATTGAAACCATTTATTCCGCACTTTTTTAGTAATAAGTCAATGCGTGAATTATTATATACTGAACCATCATATAAATTACCTATAGAAACGTTTAAAGTTAGTGTTTTAATAAATAAAGATGGAAAAAAAATATATAAATGTCCATTATGTGAAGCAATAACTGGAACAGCAGCACCAGAAAACCCAGAAGATACAGATTTATTTACTCACAATTTTACTTGTCCAAATAAAGGTAAAATTCCTGTAGAACTTAGTGAAATAACTTTTAAATAAGAGAGTTATTGTTATTTTTATTACTATTTTTATTACTATTTTCATTACTATTTTCGAAAGGTGCTATATGTAAAAGTTCATAAAAATGCTCTCTTACAATATACATTAAGAAAGTATCTGGATCCCAATCACTACAATAATTATTTTTATTAGTTAATGGCGTCATATGTTGATTAAATTTATTATAATAAACACAAGCATCTTCTTGTGTTTCAAAAGTTTTATTCATATATCCTATATGTCTACTTTTATAATTCCAAGCAATTTTTTGCACTTCTAAAATATAAGGCATTAATTAATACAATAATATTAAATATTAACTTTATATTAATATTATAAAAAATTTGTTTGTAATCCCCATCTTTTTCTATGTTCGGTTGTTTCATGCATATTTGGTTTTAGTCTTGAATCATAAAATGTATTTTGTGTATAAAAAATTTCATTTGCCGGATTTACAAATGTTGTAAAGTTAGAAATATTTATCATATATTCTTTTTGCTCAATAGTACTTACTTTAATAATATTTTTTATAGTGTTATCATCTGTTAATGTATTATTTTCTGTACTAGGTTCATCTTCATTATTTGGAACAATAACATAGTTTATTTCACGTAAACTATTTAAATTATCATTTAAATTTTTATTTAAATAATTGCCTGGTTCTTTGTTATTAACTACTCTTTCGGCAGTATCATATAAATGAAGGACTGCTTTTGAATTTCGTGGGTAAAATTGTTCTCTATTAATAATAAACTCATTTAATAAAACACGATCATTCATAGCATTATCTTCTATACCCCAGCCCCAATTATTAGGAAATCCATTACATTTTTCAAAATCGCTACCAACTATTGAAAAAATTCCACCTAATGTAAAAGTAAATCCATAAAAATGTTTTACAATACCGCTAGTAGTTATATAATTACACATATTTTTTTTTATAGGAACAGTATCTATATCATTAAATACGAAAGTTATATTTTTATAATCATTTGGATATTTTTTTTTCATAACTAAAAAACCTATATTTTTAGTAGCACCTCTATTAAATGGTCTTGAATCCGTTTGATGACTATAATATATTTCATAGTCATTTTTATCATAATCTTCCATAATATATTTCATATAAATAGAAAAATGTATTTTCTCTGGAATGCGATCTCTGTAAGGAACAATAAAAATTATTTTAGGTATAGTTTCCATTTTAAATATTATAATATATAATATATATTATAATTTTTTAAATATAATTTATTAAAGTATTAAAGTATTAGTTGTATTTAAGTAAAATCGTTTCTGGTATTAAAGTTTTTTTGTATGTTTCTAATTTTTTATAACATTTATTAATTGTTACTTCACTAATTTTACTAACATTATTTATTGATGCTTTTGTAATGTTTAAATTACATACTTGTGATACAAAATATATAATACCGCCGGCAATAGAATGCGGTGTATTTTCAGGAATTAGTCCTAATTGTTCAATTTTAAATGCTACAAATTTACATACATTTGTTAATTCATTATTAATATTTAATTTACTACAAAAACGTTCAATAAATGATGACGGAGTTGTTTTACTTAATGATGTAATATCTTCGTTTACATTATTATTATGCTCAATTTCATTAATAATGGACAAAGCATTTTTACAACCTTTTGTTGCGCTAGCATTATCCAAATTAAATATATTTGCTATTTCTTTCGCAGTTCGAGGATAATTATTAATTCTACAAGCAATATATATTGACGCCGCAATAATTCCATCACGATTTAATCCTCTATATGTTTTTGTTTCTGAAATTTTCTTATGTAGTCTCATTGCTTCATCTATAATAATTTTAGGAATTCCCGAATTTTGTGAAATATTAACTATTAATTGAAATTCATCATAGCGCGACTTTTCTTTATATGGCATTGCTTGCCAATCTGTATATCTACGAATTTTATGCATCTCATAACTTGATTTACCAGGACATAAAACTTTACAACTATAAGATGATTCTTTTAACAATGGATTAATAGGCATTCCACATCGTGTTGGGTCACTATGACTATTATCATCCGCACCATAAAATCGCCATTCAGCAGTTTGATCTAAATTATCTTTATAAATAAGACCACACTTATTATTAGAACATGTTAAGAATCCATCTTCCCCTACACGCAAAGATTCATTACAATTAACACATAAATTATCATTTAGAAGAGCATCTTCTTCTTTAATATAAACACATTCAATATTTACATTAGAGTTCAATTCTTCATCAAAAATATTCCATAGTTTTTTATTATTATTTTCCTTTAATTTATTTTTTCTTGTTTCTTGTTTATTATATTTTTGACCTTTATTGATAAAGTTTTCATAATTACATTGTGATGACTCTAACATTTAATTCTCACTATTATTAAATAATTTATTTTTAAACCTATTTACTTCAATTTAAATTAATATTATTTTAATAGTAATATTAATAATATACTAATAGTAATATTAATAATATTATAATATTAATAATATTATAATATTTTTAATAATATATTAGTATATATTAATATATTATGAATTTTATAACAGATAATTTTGTTACAAATTTTTTTAATAATTCGACAAAAACAGATGAAGATTTAGATAAATTTATAAATAAAAAATTTACGTCTTATTTGAATAATTCAAATTTATTACTAAATTTTGTTTCGGATTTTGAAGATTATAAAATTAATGGGAGAAATGATAATAAAAGTAAATGCGATGAGTGTGAAAGTTTATATATATTAACTAGTGAAATTTTTGAAAATTATATAAATAGAGTTAAAATTCCTTTTGATATTACTATATATGGTGATGGTAAAGAAAAATATAACTATAATAATAAGGTATTATATTTTTTTGATTTAAAAGATTTAAATAAAATATTACAATCCAAAAATTTGGCCAAAAATAGTGATGAAACCAGAATCTTAAATAAAAAAAGAATATTATGCAAAATTATTTCATTAAGTTTTATTAAAATTTATATTATTATTAAAAGTATTTTTCAAACATTTAATATTTATAGTTCATTAGTAAACAATAAAAACAAAATTAGAGATGTTATACCAATGGCGGATGAAATACAAAATTATCCTGAAGAAAAAGAAATGCAAAATTATCCTGAAGAAAAAGAAATACAAAATTATCCTGAAGAAAAAGAAATACAAAATTATC